TTAGTTCCAAGTGATACCGTTGATGAGGGAGCTGATGGTTGTGTGGGACATACTGTAGCTGGCTGCCACGGCGCGCATGGACTCCCCTGCTGCCACCCGGCACCGAATGTCGGCTACTTGGTCAGATGTCAGCTTGGACTTGCCCACAGCTCCTTTTCGCTCAACTGGTGCCAGCGTGCGGCCGGTCAGTTTAGTCCAGGTTCTGCCCGCCTTGATTTTGCTCACTACTTCCCGGCTGACGCCGGTTTGTTCCGCGATGGTGCCATTAGCGATGCCCGCGCGCAGCAGAGCGTCGATTTCTAACACCACCGATTCAGTTAGCTCGGTTCTGGCGTGGCGTTCGCCAGCGGCCAGCAGTCCAGTTTCAGCGGCATGACGGGTGTTGCCGCCGCTGGTGGTCCACTCCAGGTTATCAGCGTGGTTGTTATCCCGGCTGCCGTCAATGTGGTTGACGATGTCGCACCCCTCAGGCTTGGAGCAGAACGCTGCGGCCACAATTCGGTGCACTCGGATTTGCTTGCCCTCCCAGGCTATCTGGCGGTAGCCGTTGTCGTTGTGTTGAGGTTTAACTAAGCCGTTAACTCGTACTTGTCCCTTGTTGCTTACTTGGTAGCCCACGAATTCCTTGCAGTCTTTCCAGATTTCGTTTTGATTATTCATGACCTTATAGGGTCGACCAGGACGAAAGTTTGCGACTGTTTTTTCTTTGCACAGCGTGCATCAGATTAATTTTATAAGCTCGATATTGCAATGCCCAAGCTAAAGCAAAGAGATAATGAGAATAGTTGTACTGATGGTAGTTGTCGCTTCTTCGTTGATGCCCTCCTGCAAGCAAAATGCCCAAGAGACCACTAGGGCATTTGTATCTGCCCTCAATAGGTCAGACAAGGATAAAATCACGCAGCTGTCCTCGGAGAAATTTACTTATTCTTTCAAGGGTGCAGAGAAGAAAGATTTATCAGAATTCTTAGATAAACTCGATGAAATAAAGGAACGCCAAATAAACTTTTCGCTGCTCGCCATACATGGCACCGATAGCGTGGTCACTACAGAGGAGCGTATCACGACTATGATGGATTCACTATTACAAGTAAAACCAACCATAGAAATACATAAAACTTATAGAATACAGGATGGAAAAATCAATTCCATTACGCTAGATTCGACTCTTTATGATGAAGAGCACGAGAAATCAACAAATGAAAAAGTCGCCGCTCTTAGTTATTGGGCTGTAGAGACCTACAGTATTCAAAACGGAGAAGGAATTGACAAAAATTACTCGAAGTACTTGACCGAGTACAGCAAGCTGTCTGTTTCCGATAAAAGGAAATACGAAACTTACGCGACATTAATGGGGACTTTTATATCCAAAGGCAACCCATTTTATCGAAAGTTGATTTTTAAAGGAAAAAGTACAGTTGTAATTGTTGATGCACTGTTTGGAATGAGCTATCCTTCTAGCTACGAACTTGATGAAGACTATATTAGAATTCGCACCGACAAAAGCGATTTACTTTTGCACATCAAGGACAATCGCACGCTCATTGGGGAAGGGTTCATTAAAGGCGTATTCAAAAAGCAGGGTTCCTAAAGGCAGTCTTGCCCATGTCACCTAATGCCGTTATAGCCCGCTTGCCCCCATTGCTGACTTGGTAGCCTGCCAATCCCTCGCAGTCTTTCCAGATTTCGTTTTGGTTATTCATTCCCTTATAGGGTCGGCCAAGACGGAAGTTTGATGCGCGTAGATGATTAGCCGCTTTGTCAGTCGGCCGGCTCGGCTTAGCCCATCGGGTAGCCACCTTGTTCGTTCTGCTAGCTTTTCGCGTCCTCTGAGGAGCCCAAATGAGTTTGGTAGCTACTGAGCTTGCGGACGGATTCGAGTACGATACGGGAGCTTATTTGGCTCAGCATGGATTACCAAAATCAGGAATCAATATGATACGACAGGTACGAAACCTACACAGATAATGGTAGCACAGCCTCCCTGCTCCTTGGTGGGCTTGGCCACTTGCTCTACCATCAGTAGGGCTGTTGGGGTTGATGGGTCTATCTTGCGAGCATGGAAAACTATCTACTCGAGGGCGAGGAATTGCTACAGCACTCCCCTAACAACGTCGTCGTACTGACAACTCACCGGATTCGCTACCACGCGGTCAATTCCTCACATGCCCACCTTGTGTCAGTCATGCTTGAAAAGGTTAGCTCCTGCGAGGTACGCTATCAGAGCTCCCCACTCCTGTTAATACTCGGGGTAACATTCGGCGTGTTGGGTGGGATAAGTCTTTTACAGTCTATGTTTGGTGGCGGCGAAATTGGGGCTGCAGGGCTGCTGTTAGGTGTTATTTTGTTGCTCTGCTACGTTATCACCCGGAAGCACATTGTCAGCATTGCTTCCGACGGCGGCGCCCGCATCGGCTTTGAAACCAGTGGAATGAAAAAGGAATCCGTCGTGTCGCTTATCAATAACCTGGAAAAAGCCAAGCATGAGCGCGTGACCACCCTCGCCCGGTCTGCTAATGCGGTATACGCCTAATTTCTAATTCACATCTTACCATGCCTACCAGCGACTACGGCGGCCAAGGTGCCCCAAGCTACAACGAGGGTGATTTCACCGTCAAGTATTACAAAACGTCGCCCATTCTTGGTCGCCAGGAGAAGCAAAAGCGATTTGCGCTGTACGATAAGGCAAAGGCGTTTTATGATGGCATCGATGAGTCAGCTGCCATTTGGAATACCACTCGTGGGGCGGAACTCTGCGAAGCGAAAGACTTGATAGCCTACTTTGCTGCTTGGCTACAACACAAGAAGCAACTGGGCCAGCGGAAGCAAGCCGTTACCATCGCTTCGGATTCAGCTAGTGCGCTGGCTAGGCTACACCATGGCACAAAAGGCACCGAGTGGAATCTGTTGAAAGACACATGGCGCGAGGTGACTCCAGAGGAATATCAACAACTCAAAAAAAGCATTGATGCTATGTAACCTTTTACGTGCCGTTGCTCGTTACCAAATCGCAAACACTTAAACTCGCTGACCAGAGGCGTTTTTTGTTTTTAGCAGCCTTGTATTATTGTGATAGCCCAAAAGCATAGAATAGCGAAAGCTCTCTCTGCGATTTTAGCCACTGGGGCTAACGTCTTAAGAGCATCACAATAATTATGGTATTATGCTAAACTCAATTTTATTGTTTGCATTTACATTTAGTATTAATTTTTCTGGCACATCCTTAGCAACTATTGTTGTTTCTGTGTTGGCAACATTGCCACGAGCGTTTGAAGGACTGGCCACGTTGGTTCGTGCTTTCCGTTGTAAGTGTAAGTAGAGAAGACAAGGGCGACCCTAATTAATTAGGGTCGCCCTTGTTGTTCATAGCAGTCCAAGCCTCCACAGCCCGGGAAATTTATAGTCGCAAAAATATACTATATTTCGTTATTAAAATACGATTGGCATCTTAATTGCTATAGTTATAGCTCACTTTATATTCAAACACATGATGACAATCGAAGAACAGTTCGAGCATAAGAATTCTGTGCGGGCAGACAAGAGCAAAGCTTTAGCAGATTCCGAAAGAAAATTGGTTGCACAAGGCCTTAAGGCACCAAACCTTGTCCGGCTTGTGAGAAAAGCACGCAAAGCAGCTATAACATCCATTATGGGTATTAGCTAGTTTACGCTTCGCTCGGCGAAATGAAAAGCCGCAACCCTCACAAAGGGTGCGGCTTTTTCGTGCCATGTCGAACCCAATAAATAAAGCAGGAACCGCTAAGAAAACGGTGGTCCCTGCTTTCTTAATGGATTCATTTGATGAACTATACGACCAACCAAAGCCAAAGTCTGCGGTCGGCCGCCCAACCATCTACACGGACGAGTTGGCCGACACCATCATTGGCTTACTCAACGATGGCAAGGGCCTGCGCTTCATAAGTGCGCAGCCCGGGATGCCCGCAATAACCACCATCATCCGGTGGCGGGCAGAACATTCTCAATTTAAGCAACTGTACGCGAGGGCTCGGGAGGCGCAGCTCGAACTGATGAGCGAGGACATCCTCGACATTTCTGATAACGGACCGAACGAGGTAGGCCGGGACAAGCTGCGCGTGGACAGCCGCAAGTGGCTGCTTTCGAAGCTGAACCGTCACGTTTACGGCAACACGGTAAAGGTTGAGCTGGAGAAGCCGGAAGTGTCCGACCTCGACCTAACCAAGTTCTCGGCCGAACAGCTCGACTCCTACATCTCGCTGCAAGAAATCGCCAAGCGCGACGATGCAGAGTAGGCTCGACGCGGCATACGCGGAACGGGCACGGCGCAGCTTCTTCTGCTTCTTCAAGGAGTTCTGGAATCAAATCGAGGCCGTCGAGCTGAAGCTGAACTGGCACATTCAGTTCCTGTGTGACGAGTTGCAGCAGGTGTACGAGGCATGGGAACGCAAGGAGAGCCAGCCCGACGTGCTCATCAACTGCCCGTTCGGCGTGAGCAAAAGCACCATTTTGCAGCTTTTCGAGGCATGGGTGACCCTTCGCTGCCCTAGTGTCAAGATTCTCGGCACCAGCTACTCGGCCAAGATTAGCACCAAGAACGCGGGCAAGGCGCGCATGTGCCTGAAGAGTCAGAAGTTTCAGCAGTGGTATCCCGGCCGCGTGGCGTTCGACCGCAACAACGACGGCAAGACCGAGTTCGCCAACCTGGCCAAGGGCATCTACTACACGGCCTCCACGGGCGGCACGGCTACTGGCCAGCACTCGGACTTCATCTTCAACGACGACCCGTTGAGTGCGAAGGATGCCAACTCGATACCCAAGCGCACCACGGCCAACGACTTCCTGGGCGAAACGCTCTCTTCGCGTAAGACCGACAAGGAACGCACGGTTACCGTGACGGTGATGCAGCGCCTGCACCAGGACGACCCCAGCGGCCACCTGCTGGCCAAAAAGCCGGACCTGAACCACATCTGCTTGCCGGCGGAATTGACTACAGAAACACGGGCGCTGGTGAAGCCAGCCAAAGCCATCGCGCTTTACGAGGCGCATGACAACCTGCTGGACCCGGTGCGATTCAACCGTCAGGTGATGCAGAACTACAAGGTAGAGCTAGGCCCTTACGGCTATGCTGCGCAGGTACTGCAGAATCCCAGTGACACCAGCAGCGGCATTTTCAAAAAGGATTGGTTCCAAACCATCACTTGGGAGGATTTCCAGCGCCTCACCGCCAATCAGGAAGTGGAGTGGCACTTCGATGCCGATACGGCCCTCACGGCCAATACCAAGAACGACCCGACGGCACTGCTGGCCAGCTGCTACGTGGACAACACGCTATTTGTCCGGGAGTCCTACGCGGCGTGGCTGGAATACGAGGACCTGCTCAACTTCATCCCGAAGTTCTTAGAGCGCAACGGCTACGACCCGGTCAGGAGTCAGCTCTACCTGGAGCCCAAGGCTAACGGCAAGTCGGTATTCCAGAGCTTTACCAAGCGGGGCAACGTGAACGTGGTGGAGGCTCCGGCCCCGACCGACGACAAAGTGAAGCGGGCGCACTTCGTCGTGCCTTTCTGCGCCAGTAAGCGGGTGGTTTTCATTGATGGAAGCTACATACATAGTATGCAGGCCGAGCTGTTTGCCTTCCCCAATGCCGCGCACGATGACCGGGTGGACACGCTGACGCAGGCGTTGCAGCGGCACCTGGCTCCGGCCAAAAAACAACGCGCCATGTCCTTTTAATGGATTTTATTTCGTCGCTAAAACGCCTGATTCTAGTCCAGGACACCCCAAATCCGGTTGAGACAAAATCCCTGCCGGTGGTCAACCTCCCCCCTGCCGTCAGCTACCCCAACTACCGGCTGCTCAACCCCGGCAGCCTTAGCCCGCTGGCCAACCCGCTTGCCACCAACACCGTGTTCCTCGCCATCCTGGGCCGCATCCAAGCTGCCGCCCGCGTAGTGGACTGGAAGGCGGTTTGGGTGAAGGCCGACGGCATCGAGCAGGACGCGCCTACCAGCCCGATGGCCCGCCTGCTGACGCGCCCCAACGCCGAACAGACCTGGGCGGCCTTCGTCAACCAGTATCTGACGCAGCTGCTGCAACACGGCAACGTGTTCATCTACTGCGACCGCGTACTGGCCCCCAGCCTCAACGCCGGCCAGACCCAGGAGCTGCGCATCATGCCCTACGCCACCGAGGTTATTGGCGGCCAGGGCTGGCGTCAGCCAGTTGTCGGCTACAAGACCCCCCGCGTGGGTGGCGGCTACGACGAATTCACCACAGACCAGGTGCTGCACGTCAAGAAGTGGCAGCTCAACGACAACAGCGCCTACGGCCTTTCCCCGGTCCAGGTAGCGGCCTTACAGCTTCAGAACCTGAGCTTGGCCACCCGCCAGCGCTTAAAGCAGTTGGCCGACGGTGGCCCTAACATCCTGCTGTTCGGCAAGGCTGGTAACGCAGAGGTGGCACCGCTAACCAGCGAACAGAGCAAAGCCCTCGTGCGTGAAATCACGGGCCCGAACAAGCTGACCTACGTGGATGGTGAGTACGGCACGGTGCAGGCGGGCCTCTCGCCGGTTGACCTCGACATCATCAACTCCGTCAAGCTCGATGCCGGCATGGTCTGCGACGTGCTCGGCTTCCCCCACCAGCTGCTTTCCACCAGCGAGGGCAACACGTTCGCCAACGTTAGCTAGGCCACTAAGGCGCTGTACTCGGATTGTGTCTTGCCGCTGCTCTGGGAGCTGATGGATTCTTTGAACCACCGGCTGAGCGACAACAAATTCCAGATTCGGATTGACACCAACGGCGTGGAACCGCTGAAGCCCAACCTAGTCCCGCTGCTGACGGCGCTGGCTACGGCCGACTACCTGAGCGTGCACCAGAAGATTGACATGCTGGGCCTGGAGAAGCCGATTGGCGAGGACGTCTACATCCTGACCCGGAGCGCGAAAGTGGTGAAGGACCTGAAAGAAGCGCCCACGCCGACTGCGCTGGAAGTGCCCAATGCTGCACCAATTACACCAGCTGCACCCGCTGCCTAGCACCGCTACGAAGCGGCCAGAAACGGGCTTATGAAGCTCAGTATATAGGTTACAGATGAGCAAGCAGATAGAATACAAGGATGCCCTGGCGGGCAAAGTGATGGACGTGGATACCACGGGCCGGCGCGTTGTGCTTTACGGCGCGGCCTTCGACTCGATGGACTCCCACCGCGACACCATCCAATCCGGCAGCTTCGCCAAGACCATTGCCGAAACCAAGGGTGAGGTGCCTTACCTAATGCACCACGACCCCAAGCTGGCAGTCGGCCTAACCCAGAGCCTAGAAGAGGACGGCTACGGCCTGAAAGCCATCAGCCTGGTCAGCGACACCCAGCTTGGCCGCGACTGCCTGACGCTCATCAACGATAAGGTGCTCACGCAGAACTCCATTGGATACAAGACGCACAAGTACGCCCCCAACAACCACGGCGGGCGCACCCTACAGGAATTGCAGTTGGTGGAAATCTCCACCGTGACGTTCGCCAGCAACCCTGATGCCAAGGTGCTCGGCATCAAGGCCGCTGTGCAGCAGCTGCTGGAGCAGGAGGCGGTGCTACAGAAAGCGCTGCGCACGGGCCAGCTGGCCGACGAGACCTACCTGTATTTGGAAGAGAAACAGATTGAATTGAAGTCCGCGATACTGGACCTATTGGAGGACAAACCACTCGAAAAGACCGACGAGCCGGAGGCGGAAACGCCCACCACTCTACCTGCGGCCGACGAGCCGGAAGTCAAGCAAGCGGTTGAAATCGCATCACAGTGGCCCGCCCGTTTCTGGGCGGCTTACTCAAAATAGTGCCCTTATGATTAAGTGGAAATTACAGCAGAATCCATCGCTACGGAGGTTAAGAACTCGGTAGACGCCGTTAAGAACGACATGGCAACCGTCCAGGCATCCGTTGATGCGCTGCGCACGGAAGTGAAGAACGCTGCTTCGGCCACCTCGGCCGAGCGCAAGAGTGCTGCTGTTGCCGCACTAGAAACTAAGTCGGCTGAACTGGCCGCGTTCACCTCGGGCAACCGCGTGAACATTGAGGTAAAGGCCGGCGCGGACATGCTCACCGCCGGTACCATCGGTGCCAGCCAAGTGCTCATCGCTACCGGTTCGGCCGTGATGACGCCGAGCCGTCTGACCCACCTGCGGGACTTCATGAACATCGGCCGCCTTAAGTCGCCGGTGTACAAGTATGACCGTGAAGTGGCCGTTGTTGGCGCTCCCGGCATCACGCTGGAAGGCGCTAAGAAGCCTCAGTACCAGTTCCAGACGGTGCCGGTGACGGCCAACGCGGCCAAGATTGCGGGTTACTACAAGCTATCGGACGAGCTGTTGGCTGACGCCCCCGCGCTGGCCCAGTCTTTCGAGAACCGTGGCGTGGAGCTGACCCTCATCGAGGAGGATATGCAGCTGCTCTACGGCACCGGCACCAGCGGCAACCTGCAAGGCATCATGCCTTTGGCCACGCCCTTTGATGCCGGCACGCTAAAGGTGACTAATGCCCAGGACTACGACGTGCTGCGTGCGGCCATCGCCCAGGTTCGCAAGAGCCAGTACCGCGCCAACGCCATCCTCATGAACCCCACCAACGTGGCCGAGATGGAGCTGACCAAAGACAACGAGGGCCGCTATATCCTGCCTGCCATCTTCGGCAGCACGCCGTCGTCCATCTCGCGGGTAACCATCCTGGAGGTTGATGCCATCAACGAGGGCGAGTTCCTGGTGGGCGCGTTCGACATGGGCGTGAACACCTTCATGGTACAAGACCTCAACGTGGCCATCAGCAACCAGAACGAGGACGACTTCGTGACCAACAAGGTGACCGTCCGCATCGAGGAGCGCCTCATCCAGGCCGTGGTACGTCCGTCGGCGTTCGTGAAGGGCACGTTTGCCGCTGCTAAAATCGCACTCACCTAAGCTCCGGCTTAGCGCAACTTGATAACGCATGAAGATGAACGTTAAAACCACCTTCTACCTACAGGGCCGCTTGTGGGTAGAAGGTGCTACCGTCGAGATTGACGGCCACTTGGTTCCGGAACTGGAAGCGCTTGGGTTGGTGGAAGCCGCCAAGCCCGAACAGCCCGCGAAACCGGTCGCCAACTTCGCTACCCGCACCGGGAAACCGGCCAAAGTGGCGGTAGCCAGCAAGTAAGACTATTTACACGAAAACCCTTGGGGGGCCAGCCTTTTAGCGCAAGCTGTGGGTTGCGCCCCCTTCGGCTTTTCAAAACGGCCGGATTCCGCCTGAGACAGTGCCATAAATACGTTATGAACGAACCCATTGACATTGCCTTCCTAAAGCAGTATTGTCGTATTGATTCCGGTCTGGAAGACAACGTGCTGGAAGTATTCATCTCGGCCGCTCGTGAGCTTGCCGAAACCTACTGCAACACTTACTTTATTAGTCAGCTGACGGCCAAGACGTTTCGCATCAACGAAGTATTCGACGTGCCTGTCGCTGCGGTAGTTGCTGTCAGTGGCTTTTACACCAGCGTGCTTGACATTCCAGTTGGCACGAGTTGGTTTGCCGAATACGTGAAGGGATTTACGGTCAACCGAGACTATCCTATCGATTACTTCGACCTGCCGGCTTACACCGTGACCTACGCGGTAACGGTTGACCCCGCCGACGTGCCGGCTGCCGTGAAGGTGGCCATTGCCAAGATTGCGGCAGAGTTGTATGAAAACCGTGAGTTCTACGGTAGCCACCGTGAGATGGGGGTAACCGCGAAAACGCTGCTGGCCCCTTACCGGGTGCTGTCTTAATCATGAGCAACGGCGCAAAATTTCGGGAGCGGGTAACCTTCTACACCCCCGGCGCAACCATTTCCGACGGCGCGGGCGGCTGGGTGGCGACCAGTAGTGAAACTGGTATGACGCTTTGGGCACGGGTCCAGGTGCTGCAAGCCAAGGAGGATTTGATTGACGGTAAAATCAGCTACCGGCAGCCCTACAAAGTCACCATCCGCTTCATCAGCAGCTTAAGCAGCAGTGACCGCATGGCGTGGAACGACCATTCCATCAGCATCACCAGCATCCGGGGCGACGAGCGAAACACCGAAATCTACTTCTACGGGCATGGCGATAACGACTAAGCTGCTGGGTGCTGAAAGCCTGCTGGGCAAGCTGCGAGCCTACGCCAGCAACGCCCCTCAACGAGTACAGACAGCCGTCGTGGCCTCGCTCGAACAGATGGAAGCTGACGCGAAAGGCCTAGCCCCCGTCGACTCCGGCCGGTTGCGTGACAGCATCCACGCCAACCGCAGCGGTCGGCTCTCCGGCAACGTCACAGTAGGGGTCGATTACGCCAAATGGGTGGAACTGGGCAGCGGCCGAAATGCGCCCCAGCCCTTTCTATATCCTTCCTACCACCAGAACAAGGCGGCCTTCCTTGCCAACCTGAAACAGGCTCTAAAATTCAACCTTTAACGCGTGAATAGTGCCGATTCCGTTCTCCAAACCGCGCTTTACCAAACCTTAAGCACTGCTGGCCTCGCCTTGACTGGCGCTCCGGTGCCGGTCTACGCCTACGTGCCCACCGAAGCCTTGGCGCCCTATATCGTACTGAGCCAAGTATCCACGGTACCTGAAAACGGCAGCATGGCATGTCGGCACTGGGAAAGCGTGTTTCAACTCACGGTTTTGACCGAATTCCCGGTCGCTGGCCAGGTTTCTGACCTGCCGGCCCTCGACATTCAAGGCCAAGTCCTGGCCGCGCTTGACGGGCAGTTGCTGCCCCTTACCAACGGCTTTCAGATGCACCCCATTACCATTGCCCAGACCCGCAAGCTGGCGCGTTACAACCAGAAAACGGTTGAGGTTCTGCGATATATAACCGTGAAGATGAAAGTCTACCAAGACAAATAAAAAGTGCCACCCTACTACTTTGGCTAGTGAAATCCTCGCAACGAATGTTGTAATCAAAATCGGCGGAAAAACCTTCGGCTGCGCTCAGAGCGCGTCGTTTTCCACCAAGGTCGAAATGACCGACGTCGTATGCTCGGCTACCGGCGGCTTCAAGAAGCAGGTTCCCGGCATGGAGTCCTGGGACGGCTCGCTTAGCGCTATTGTGCGCACGTTCCCTACTGCGGAAGTGGCAACCAACGTCACCCTGCGCGAGATGTACACCAAGCTGCGCGAGAAAACCCTCGTGGAGGTAGAGTATGAGCTGGGCGGCGTGGACGGCTACGTCTTCACCTCGAAGGCTTACCTGAGCAACGTAGACATTTCGGTCCCCACAGGCTCGGGCGCTGTTACCTGGACGGCCAACCTCGTGGGCGCGGAGCCCCTGCTGCTCGGCGCTTAATCCCGTCGGATAGATAATCCCCCCTTTATCACCTGATGGAAATTAAAGAGAGAGGCTTCGGCAGCATGCTGCTGAACGGCCAGGAGCGCGGGTTCCACATCGGCACTTACCAAAGCAAGGTTTTCTGCGACGTGCGCGGCATCAAGCTGGGTGAATACTTCGAAGAAATGAACAAGTTCAACTTCTCGAACAGCATGGAGAACAACGTATTCGTCTGTGACCTGCTGTATTCGGCGTTGGTGGCCTACGCCAAGTTCAAGAAAGAGCCCATCGATTTTGATGCCGACGAAGTAACCTTCTGGGCCGATGCTGCCGGTGGCGATGAAGTAGCCAAGCTGTTCGTCGTCATGGCGGAAATGCGGCGCGACACGCCAAAAAAGTCGGACGCGTAGTCACCGCGGACACAACCAACCCGAGCGCACCAGCACCAGACGACTACGCTGGTAGCTGGTGCGCTCTTTTGGATTATGCCTGCGGCGAGGTTGGGATACGCGCCAAGGACTTCTGGAAAATGACGTGGAGCGAGTACCAACGCCGCGTCAACGGCTACAACCAACGGCAATGGCACCACTGGGACCGGACCCGCCGCGTGGCCGCTGAAGTCTACAACAACATGAACGAGAAGCCGGTGGATTACAGGAAATACATCACCCTGCCCACCGATGATTTGGAAGGGGAAGCCAACGCCAAGCTGGCAGCCGACCTCGCCTTTTACGAGATGATGCAGAGCCGCGGACGGCTGTAAAAATCGCTGGATGATGCGTGGATTTAGAATACCTGAAGGTTGCGATTGATTGCCAAATTGACGACTTCGAATACGGAATAAAGCAGGCCGAAAAGGGCCTCGGCCGCTTGTCCTCGTCCGCGAAAGACGCGGGCGGCGACCTCACCAAATACGTGACGGCTCCCCTCCTGCTGCTGGGGGGTGCCAGCATCAAGGTCGCCGGCGACATTCAAGCCCTGGAAAAAGGGTTCGCCGCCGTTTACAAGGGCGCGGGCGACGTGGGCGAGGAGCTAAAAAAGGTGCAGGAGGTAGCCAAGCTGCCCGGCCTGGGCCTAAAAGAGGCCGAGCAAGGCTCCATCCGGCTGCAAGCCGTGGGCATCAGCGCCGAGCAGGCCCGCAAGACGCTGCTGGCCTTTGGCAACGCGCTGGCAACCACCGGGGGCGGTAAGACGGAGCTAGACCGCGTCATTACCCAGCTCACCCAGCTCTCGGGCAAGGGCAAGGTGCTCACGCAGGATTTACGCCCCATCATTGAGGCCGCGCCCATCGCGGCAGAGGCACTTAAGAAACTCTACGGCACAGTAGACGCGCAGGCCATCTCGGCATCGCTGGCCAAGGCGGGCACGCTGGCGCTGGCGAAACTGGGTGACTCCGTAGCCAAAAGCATTGGCCTGGAAGACCTGGCCGACAAGATTTCCAGCCAGGTAACCCACATCGCCGATGACTTCGCGTCCCTGTCGCCCGCCTCGCAAAAGGTGGTGCTGGGCTTCGCGGGCGTAGCAGCCAGCACGGGCCCACTCCTACTTGCCCTGGGCACGATTGGCGTAGCGGTACCCAAGATTGTCGAAGGGTTCAAGCTCGTTTCCGGCGTTGGCGGCACCCTCATTTCCTCGCTGAGCCCAGTAACCATTGCCGTCGTGGCCCTTGCGGCGGGTCTGGTCTATTTCGCGGCAACCAGCAAGTCGGCCACCGACGAGTTCCGCGAAGCCAGCCAGAACGCCGACGGCCTCGCCACGAAGCTCACGCCCCTGCTCGACACCTACGACAAGCTAAGCAAGAAGACCAGCCTCACGGCCGAGGAACAGCAGAAGCTGAGCACGACCATCAAGCAAATTGGCCAGGTGACCCCTGGTGCCATCACCGCGACCGACCAGTACGGCTACGCGATGGCCATTAGCACGGTCAAAGCCAAGGAATACCTGGCCGCGTTGAACAACATCGCGGCCAGCAAAGCCAAGGATGCCCTTTCATCGCTCACGGCCAATTACGGCGACCTCACCAAGCGGGTGACCCAGGCGCAAGCGGAGCTGCAGAAGTTGAACACGACCCGCGTCGTCATCAAGCCGCAGTTCAACAGCCAGGGCATCCAGTTGCCGGACCTGAAAATCACGGCCGAATCTGACGCGGGCATTGTTTTCCGCAAGGAGTTAACCGACCGCATCAACGAGACCAAAAAGGCCCAGTTGGAGGCACTGGCCGAAGTTAACAAGGCCCGCACGACCATTGGCCTAAAACCCATCCTGGATAAAGCCGACCAAACCGCCATCGCCCAACAAGAAGCGGCGGCAGCGGCAGCGCGGCGCAAGATTTCCAAGGAGAACCTCGAAGCGGAGATTAAAGAGCTTAACGCGAAGAAAGATGCGTTGGATAAGAACGATGAAAAGGGCGCTATCGCGGCCATCAACATTGAGCTGGCCAAGAAGCAAGCGCTCATCAAAGCCATTGACGAACTGGGCGTGGGCTCCAAGTCCGATGCTAAGAAGGCCGCGAAAGAATTGTCCGATTTGGCCAAGGCCAACCAGGATTTTGCGGCTGGGCTGCGTCAGGTGAACCTTGATTTCAAGGTACAGGGCGAAACCTTCGACGTAGGCGCGGCCAAGGCGCGGGTGTACAAGACCTACCTTGACAGGTTGGTGAGCCTGGACAAAACCGGCAAAGTGGAAGACTCCCCACAGTTCAAAAAGGCGCTGGAAGAATATCAGCTGCTTACCATCGCCAGTGAGCGGTTCCAGGAAACGGCCAAGCTCAAAGGCATCTTTGAGAACACCGAGGCCAGCATTGCCGCCACCGGGGAGCAGGTACTCGCGCTGGGTAAGTACGCCGACGAGAGCAAGGAGCGCGTAAAGCTACTGGAGGCCCAGCTCAGCGACTCGCTGCGCGGCGTGGAAGCATTGAAGAAGGCAGGCGCGGGCGAGAACGATGACTACCTGCTGGCCGAGCGTCAACACGCCAAAGAGTTGACCGACCAGCTGGAAAAAGCACGAGCCGCCGCTGCCGCCGCCAAGCGCGAGGCTGATACCGACAAATTGCTGGAAAACCTTAACGGCGGCACGGGCAGCAAGGCCAGCACCAATTTTGGGGACTTGGCCAGCGGCAAGGCCCAGTCCGACCTGGAAGAGCGAATTCGCAAGTCCCAGGACGCGGTGCATGACCTCCAAAGGGATGGTGCCTCAGACGTACTCATCAAGCAGGCCCAGGACGCGGTGGCGGGCTTAAAAGGCCAGTTGGATTTGACCGATGTGTATGCTGGTGCCGCCCAGCAGGCCGGCAACAGTCTGGGTGAAATCGCCAGTGTCATCCTGGACGGCATCGGCGGCATCATCACCGGCCAAATGAGCCTGACGGATGGGCTGGCCGGTATTTTTGGCAAGACCCTGGGAATCGTCGGTCAATTCATGAAGGATTTCGGCAAGCAGCTCCTGCTGTTGGGTGCCGGCCACGTCGCCCTTGGCATCGCCACTTTTAACCCCGCGCTAGTGGCCTCGGGCGGCCTAGAGCTAGCGGCGGGTGGCGCGCTCTACTTGGGCGGTGCCATCGTGTCAGCCATAGGCTCAGCGGCTACGCCCAGCAGCGGCAAGGCCAGTACGCCGCAAACGTCGGCTTCGGCTACTCCCGGCTCTGGCGCGTCCAGTAAGGACAAGCAAAACGTGAGCATTACGGTCAAATTTGAGCCCGTTGAATTGCGGGCCGATGGTGCCACGCTTCGCTCGGTGATGAAGCTCGACTCTTACCGGTTGACTAACACCCGTTAATCCATTTACCCTAAGCTGCCAAAAGACCCACCGCCAGATGCGCGGTGGGTCTTTCCATTTTCCAGCCGGGCCAATGGAATAGATAGATGTAAGAACACCTTACTCCTTGCAATGCCCAAAATCCTTTTACACGCCTATTGCGTCACCAACCCAGATAATTCCTTCGCCAAGCGGGAAGTATTCTACAGCACGGGCCTCCTGCAAACCGGCGTTACCCCCATCTCCTACGAGCTTACTACTGCCATTACGTGCTCACCCTTTACGCTCCCGCAAGGCACCGTATTGGAACAGTATTGCGCCTTAGCACCCGACGGCACGGGCGTGATGCGCGTGATTACCGCCTCTGGCTTTGAATTCACCAATTACGCCCAGACCGACACGCCCAGCACCCAATGCGACGGCACCTGCGACCTGCGCGCGCCCTACGTTGCCTCCACCCCCACCAGTTCCACCACGGCTACTGATGGCAGCATTCGGCTGGACATTACCACGAGCTATCCCCCTATCACCGTTTACAACCCCCAGCTCGGCAGCCCCACCACGCTGGCGCTTCACAGTTCCGCAGGCACCATCCCCGCCACCTACATCGTGGAATACGCCAACGTGCGGGCGGGCATCTACACCATTCAGATTCAGGATAATGGCAATTGTTACATCCCCACCGCTCCGGTGACAGTAGCGGCTGGTGCTGCTTCCGGTACTGGTACGCCTGGCCTGCCGTCCGACATTGACTGGTTCAAGTACCAAATGATTGGTTCGGTGGCGACATCAAGCACCGGCTTTGCTACGGATTTGAAAGTGAGCGGCTACGCCTGGAACAAGACCACGAAACAGGGGTACGATGTGGCACCAATCCCAGTTAATTACCCGGCTTTTTACGAGTACACCCCACAGTACAAGACTGGCTACATCGCAAAGTACACGCAACGAATTGGGCTTGTAGCGATAACCAATTACTTCCGCGCCAAAAGCGACTTAGTCGCGGCCGATTTTGTCAATAATAGCCGCAAAATACCAACTCCCGGTTCTCTTGGCCAATCGAATAACTTTTGGGAAGCTTTGCCGGTGTTCGGCAAGAGCAAGTTATTTCACGCGGTTTTATTTACCCGAACTTCGCAGGAGTACGACTATTTCTATTCACCACCAGCCACTACAGCATCTTTTGAATACTACTATTACGAAAATGGTGCAATTGTCCGCTATGGCTGGAATGATTTCTACAAAGCGCAGCGCCAGCTAAACTCAAAGGATTTTCCCAGCGGCCGCATTCCCGCCCCAACTGGGGCAAGCGACAGCAACTGGGATAAAATCACCGACTTCGACCCGTTTTACTACGCCATCCCTGAAACGGAAAGCATCGACCAATACGCGCTGGGGGCGCAGGTGCGGCGCGTCCGCTACCACGTTTACGACCCGCTTGATGCCGCCTACGCGCCGACCAGCAGCAGCTCGCTGCGGGTGGTGCCTGGTCCCACCGCACCGCAGCAGGGGGATGATTTTCTCTTGTTTGACGACACCACGCCAGCCGTTGAAACGCTGCTCGGCGACCTGCGCGTCATCGACCTCATTAAAAACGACATCGACAACGCGGGGCAGGAGAACGGCAGCGTGGCCATCCTGGCCACCAGCCCTGCTTTGCCCATTCGGTTCCACCTGCGCAACGGCGTACGCGCCGGCTACGTGCAAGACAACACCACGGGCATCTACGAGAACCTGCCCGCCGGCCACTTCGTGGTGGACATTTACGATGCCGAAAATCGCTATACCAGCGTTGAATTTGACATTGAGGACCGCCACCGGGTGCGCTGGAAACTCACGTTCGACGACGTCCGGGAGCACGCGCTGGAAATTCAAATCCTGGAACGGGACTGGTCTGGCACAGTAACCGACGTGTGCGGCACCGGCTCCCCATTGGAGCTGAGCTGGGACACGGGCGGCGACCCCGGCGGCTACCTGCCTGAAGCGGTGGGCGCCAACCTCAAGTTCGAGGTGCTGACCAGCGTGGCCCAGCAGTTCGTGGACACGGCCAGCAAGGACGACCGCAACCACCGCGTCGACTACTACCGCGACGGCAAGCTGCAATTCCGCGGCTACATCGATGCCACCACCTACCAGGAGGCCATGCTCGGCGCGGGCCAGAAGGTCACCCTACTTGCCACCGACGGCCTGGGCCAGCTCAAAAGCACCAAGTTCATCAACCACCTGCGCGAGCGGCAGACCGCCCGCACGTCGATGCTCTCCATCCTGCTCAAGTGCCTCAGCTTTTGCGATGTCAACCTGCCCCTGATTAGCGGCAACAACCTGCGGGACCGGCTCATGACCGCGAACGGCGAGCCCCTTTTGGAGGCCTACGTGAACCGCAACACCTACGATAAAAAGAACGGCAAGGTCATCGCCGACGAGGACCTCATTGACTGCCGCACGGTGGTTGACGCTATTCTGCGAGTGTTTCACGCGATGCTCTTCCAGGCCGACGGCTGCTGGAAGATTATTGCCTTGAACGAAGTGCACGACCCGTTTGCGGTGCGCGTGTTCACGCCGGCCGGCCGACTCGTTACGGGTGCGGAGTTGACGGATTCAGGCGTTGTTGGAAATGCTACGCCGTTGCGCGTGCTGGAATCGCAGTTTGCCACGGCTGACCGGGAGCTATACTGGATTAACAGCACGCAGAACCGGACCACCATTGCCGCCGCGCAGCTGCTTAAGGCTACCGTGGCCCTGAAGCAGGAAACCAACCTGTTTCGCAACGGCGACTTCCCCCAATGGAACGGTGCCAACACGGCCCCGCTGTATTGGTCGGTGCAGGGCAATCCCACGGTCACGCGCTCAAAGGGCGAGAAGGCCAAGGAATACGCCGTGCAGTTCTCAAACTTTAGCACGACGCTCACGCCTAACAACTACCTGATTTCACCCACCGCGCCGCACCTGCCGGGCCAGGATGAGGATGGCATGGTCGTCAAGTTCAAAGCGCAGTTGGAGCGCACCACGCAGAACCCGGCCGAGCTGACCGCCACGCTCCACTTTCAGGTGGTGTGTGACGGCACGCCCTACGGCCAGCCCTTCCCGGTAACCGTTTCGACCAAGGACAAATGGAAGGAACACACCATTGACCTGCCGTTGGGCCTGCCCGGCAAAACGGTCCGGGTGCGGGTGATAGCCCCGGTTGCCGCCGACGCGGCTAGCGTGGATACCGTGCTCAAGCTGAGCTACGTGGCCATTAGCATTCAGCCCGGCCTCGTGGACTGGAGCGACCAGAAGGAGGATTTCGTGGAGGTGGAAAACGACAGCTCGGTCATTACGGGCATCCGGCTGGACAACGTGGAGCTAGCCCACGCCGACCTGCCCCGGCTGCCAAACGCGGTGGGCAATCCGCTTCCAGCCAAGAAGATGGACGTATATGCTTGGCGGCACGCGGTATCACTCGAAGATTTCACGGCCACCACCGCCTGGAAGCGGCCTAACTACCCCGCCACGGCCCCTTTGCTGGACAACGCGGCCCAGGACCGGATGGCCCTGCGCGCGGCCCCGGCCACTGAGGTATCGGGCGAGGTGGCCGGACCAGGCATTGGGTACCTGCGCATCGGCCTGATGCTAGACATGCCCGAGGACATCGACGGCCGGTTCATTGTGCTGAGCTGCTTCAAGGACGAGCGGCACGGCACGGCCCACATCACGGCCCGCAAGCTAGCCGATGGCACGTATGGTGGAGCCTTTCCACCCACGCCCGACGAGGCCCGGATTGCCACCAAGAACGGCCGGCTCGGCTACCGTATCGCTTTTGACAACGGTACAGAGGGCTTCCGGGTGGCAACGCCCTAGTGCCTAGCGGAACGCGGAAAGGCACTGTCACCGCTGGGCTGACAGTGCCTTTCCGCGTTCCTAAAACTGGATATATACCACGTCGCGGCACCAAGCCTGACCCAAAACAGCGCCTTTACCCCCTTTGCCGGTATCCCTTAACAAGTTTCGCATTAAAGACCTGCCCGCCATTGTGCAAGAGGCAGATTTGGTCAATAAAGTATTAGAAGTCGAGAGCCCCAGCGGCCCCGACCAAAACTATAAGGTGTCCATGTCGACGGTCGTGCAAACCGTGGCAAACAACCTGCCCGGCGCGAACAACGCCAAATCGCTCTACAAGTCGGTGACCCTCTACGACCGCACCGTTCCAGGCGCGTTTGACGATACGTGCCTGACCGAACTGAATCCCGACTTCCTGGCGCTGGGCTGTATCTGCTTCGTGGAGTTCCCCCAGCCCAGCCGTGAGTACCGCCTGCGCTATCATGCCACCAGCTCGCTGATGGCTTACAAGACCGGCACGTTCACCGGCCAGCGCTTGCCCGCCCGCTGGGTAGAGGTTGGCAGCGCGGAGGACGAAACGTCGCGCCTCAACGATTTCAGCCCCTTTACGGCCCGCTACGATAGCGGCGACACGGTGAAGTATGCCCTCAACGGCTCGGTTCGCTACTTCATCGCGAAGGTCGAACTGGTAAAGAGTGCGTTTCCCAACAACCTCATCCCGGCACCGACTGGTGACCTGTCCGACACCAACTGGCTCGAAATCAACGGGGCCAGTAGCAGCGTCATTCGCGACTTCCTGCCGGGTAGCTACAAAAAGGATGAAGTAGTAGTATTCAACCGCAAGCTCCACCGGGCAAAGCAAAGCCTGCTCATCGGCGACTTTGTGAATCAGGCCGGCACTTACGACAACTTCCCGGACCTTGACGTGTGGGAAATTGTTGGCGATGGCGCAAGCATTCAGAATCCATACAATGACGCGGCATTATCCGCCCGGGTAACCGTCATTGAAACGGGGGTGGAGGACCTGAACACTTCGGTTTACAACAATTACAACGAACTAAGCGGTCGCGTTGACGCAATCGTAAGCTTGGCACCCGATTGGGTAGCCGGCACCTACCAGAAGGGGCAATTCGTCACCAGTGCAAGCAAGGTGTTCACTGCAAAGCAGAATATTCAGAACAGCGTGGTTGCGCCCACGCTCACAAACGCTTACTGGCTACAGGTGTCTGGTGGTGGTGCTTTTTCGGTTCAGAATAGCATGTCACCGGCTAGTGCTACGGATGCACCTAGCGTTGATGCGGTGAATGGTGCTTTAATGGATAAGGCTGATAAAACCTATGTTGATACAAAGGATGGTTTTATTGGGAGTCAAATTACAAATTTGCAGGATACCATTTATTATGGTTTGCTTGACAAGGCTGATACCACTTATGTTGACTCAAAGGACACTAACCTTCAAAACCAAATTGATGCCAAGCCGAACAATTCCGACGTGGTTCATAAAGGTGGTAATGAAGCCGTAAATGGTATCAAATACTTTAACGATAAACCACAGTTTAATAATGGTTTTACGTTCGGTGATGGAAGCGTTCAAACTACGGCTTCAACTGGTAATGATTTGAACGCCGTTCACAAGACGGGTGATGAAGTCATTGCTGGCAAAAAGACGTTTGAACAATTGGTAGTCAATCAGAAAGGGTTGATTCCAAAAGGTATTCTTATCAATGGCGCTGAAGTTTACCAAGGCAATGATTCGTCGGAAGGGATTCGTATTGCAACGGGTGTTAACCGTTCCAACAACCGCCAGCTATGGCTTGGTGATAGTGAAGCTTTTGGAAGCACGACGAAAGGATTGCTACGCTACGTAACCGGTAACGATTTGCCTCGCTTTGATGCTATTACGGGTGATGGTACGACTTTCTTGAATCAAGCCATTGGTAATAATGGAGCAAAGGTTATTATCGGTGGTGAAAATTCCCAACCGGGAAGCAAGTTGTCAGTGGTTGGAAACTTGGCAGTTGGTGGAAACTATGCTGGATTATTGGCACCAAGTAACGGAGCTATCATTGAAGGTAACGTAGGTATCGGTACTACTACGCCAACACAAAAACTAGATGTAATTGGAACTGTAAAGGCTTCTGAATACCGATTAGATGGTTTATCATTTGCTAAGAGTAGAGATGGTATGTACCCCGGTGGTAGTTCTAACGGGTATATTGATTTGGTGTTCAACATAGAAGATAGTTGCAAAGGCATTTGGAATTATGCGACATTTTGGCGTTTTGAATCTAATGGAACTAGCAAAGGTGTAACTATTGACAATACTGGTACTATTTATTCTGATGGAGGATTAGTTACACAGTTAATAGTTGAAAGCAAATCAGGAGGATTTAAATTTCCTGATGGTACTATACAATCTACGGCTGCTGTTAGCGGTGGTGGTGGTGTAAGTCAATCGTATGTTGATACAGCTGATACGAACCTTCAATATTTGATTGAAGACTTACAAGCATCTGATATGAATCAAGATGGTAACATTGGCAATCTTCAAACAAGTGTTGCCAGTAATACAAGTCGCATCGGAAACACTGCTTTACTGAATACTAACACACAAAGCAATTTGGTGTCGGCTATCAATGAAGTACAAGCCACAGCGGCGAGCGTTAGCAAGATTGGCAATCTGAATTTACTTCCGACCAATAATAAAAACACGGTGGTTGATGCCATCAGTGAAGTCAGCAATAATGCAGTGTATCAGCTTGGTACTAATACTGGAACGCTGGTAAAAAAAGGATGGAGTAACACCGCCAGTAATTACCAAAGTGCGGTACTGGCTGGTGAAAGCTCTATTGCTTCAGGTGGTTATTCTCTGGTCGCCTCTGGTTATATCAATAAAGCGCAGGGTAATGGCACTAGTATCATGGGTGGCCGTAATAACACCCTCGGTACTGCCGGACAAGAAACGTGGGGAGTAATTATGGGTAGCACATACTGTACAAGTAGCGCATCGTATACCACTATTATCAGCTCAAGCAGCTGCACAATTGCGGCTGGCTGTGATTACACCACACTAATTGGTTGTCACGACCTAAATATTACGACTGGTTCCAATCAAACATACATGAACAATGTGAAAATTGTTTAGCAATAAAAAGACCGCTGATTGGCGGTCTTTTTATTAAGTCTTATGTCTGGTTAATGCGCCTTTAGCCACCAGCGCGACCACGGATACTAGGGCTATTTCCTTTATTTCGTAAGTAAAGTCAAAATCCTTTGTGCCATATTAACCAACCAGAAACCGTACAATTATTAAACCCAGTAAGACTCGCCACATTTTTAGCTGTTTATCGACTCACCAATCGGAATAAATATAGTAGCGCTGCCGCCCAAAAGACCGTTCCTACCACCCTTGCTATTTACCATTCTACTTGCCGCCGTACCCGCGATGGCGACCGCTAACACCCCTGCTGTCTTGGCGCAGTCTATCGGTGAAATTGTCATCTTCATCTGGGGCTCCGCCAGCTTGCTCATTAAATTGTACGAATTGGTCAGCGGGCGGTCAAAAGAGAAAGACAAAGCGGCCAACGAGCGTCTGAAAAAACTGGAGGAAGAATGCCACAACAATACGTTGAAGCACACGGCTTCCCAGTTAGAACGCGAAAAGATTATGGATACCTATAACATTCGTAATCAGAACGTTGAAAACACTTACAACGTCAGGTTTCAGGCGCTAGAGAACAAGATGAGCCAAGTTGATACGCTGATAGTGGAGGTGAACGGCATCAAGACCCGCCAAGAGGTACAGAGTACGCTCATTCAATCCATCGACAGTAAGATGAACGAAATGAAGAGTGAGAGTAGCCGGCAGTTCGACCAGGTGCTCTATCTGCTAAAAGACCGCGGCAATAAGTAATCAAATGGGAATTGTCAAATTCTGGACGGATTGTACGCAAGACCCCAAAACCGGGCTTTACGTGGCTAAGGACAGCTTCAAGTTCACGGGCTTCTACACGGCGCTGGCAATCTTCGTAGGCTCAGCCATTGCATCGGCTTGGCACATCAGTGTGGACACGGGCGGTGCGCTCATCATCATCTTTGCATCCATCGGCATCCAGGTAAGCAAGGGAGTAGAAGGTTATTTCGCCCGTAAAACCGCCGATAGTGCCGGTAATGCACTTGTTCAGGCTGGAACTGAGCAAGCGCCAGTTGAGCCGGTTGTACCCGTAGTGCCATCTAATGCCACAGTCACGGAAACCAAGACGGAACTGGCCGACCAGGAAGCGTCTGCCGCCGAAGCCATTTAACGAGGAAAAGCCACCGTTCAGAATTGAACGGTGGCTTTTTCACTTACTGGATAACCACATCCGATAATTGATAAACGAGACCTTTATACCTCGTTCTACGTGTGTTGTTTGTGCGTCGGTCAAGGTATTTCTTGAGGTACCAGGCGGGCACAAAGTTGATGGCGAAAGCAGTCAGGAGTAACATTAACTGAGAGTAGCATTTTTTGTGTTATAAGAGCGCGGCTCCGTCAGTGCTTTCAACGGTTCCCATCCAAGGCTTATGCGTCCTGCCGCCCGACGGTACGCCGCATAATCTAAATTGAGGTGGTCGGCCAGCTTTTTGAGGCTCCAGTAGCGTCCTTCGTAAGCAATCTTCTCGTGGGTGCGAAGTGTACTTTTCGGTTTTTGTAGTGCCGCTTCCAAATCCCAGCCAATCGACAGGCGGTTTTGTATGCGATTACTGGTCGCCTCGTCGAATCCAAGTTCGTCAAACAGTTCAGACACAGGCAACGTGCGGCCCTGGTACGTCACGTAGACCGTTATGCGCCGGTTGCGCTGCTGTTGTTTGCGGCTTACGAACCGGCAGTTGCTCGGCTCGTAATGGCCGTCATTGTCAATTCTATCCAATGTTAGGCCCTCCCGGTAGCCGTTAGCCAACGCCCACGCCACAAAGGCGGTCTTATCGGTTACCCACTCCGGGCAGACCGTGATGCCACGGCCACCGTACGACGGGTAGTTAACCCAGTTTTCTGAGTAACATCTTTGGAACATCGCGGACCAGACGGCTCGTAGTTTCTTGTCAATCCGGAATTCGTCTTCGGTGTAAAGTGTGATATTGGTGGTGGTTGTCATCTTTCTCGTTCATCGCAGTTTTTTTGTTTAGCGGATGCTGGTCAGGCAGTAGCTGGTGATTACCAAGTCCAGCATCTGCACTAGGTTGCGCTTCTCGCCCGTGTCAATCAAATGCTGGGCGGCAAGCAGTTGTAGCCGTTGTAGGTTCTCCCTGGAAGCTGCTAGGGTAACGTTGCCTTTTTTCATAAATGCGGGGTGCTATTTTGTAGAGTATGTATGGCATACCGGGCACGCCCTTGCCGTTATTTCACTGTTCATTTCGAGCATATTGTTGTACTATCCCACCAAACAATAAATTGTCTTTGAATGCAATAAATAGTCAAAGCATTGCCCACCAACCTTTTTGTCCACCGCACCCTCTCCCACTGCCAAAAAGAACCTCACGAATCTGCTGCGCCGCACCATCTCCGGTGCCACCATCAAAAACCATAAGTACGGCGTGCTACTGACGGCCAAAGGCAAGACGCAACTCATCGCCACGGAAGTTGCTGCCGTTCGCCCGTTCCACGTCACCTTTGAGGTCGGCGTTTGGGATGGGCTTTTCCTTGCCGCTACCAAAGCCAAGGCCGCACTCTCCTACGCTGTCGTTGACCATCTGGGCCTGACAGTTGAGTTGCTACCCTTGACTGCGTTGGACCTGCGCCACCCAGACCATAAAAACGTGGTAACGGCCAGCATCTATTCAGAAGAGCTGGAGGAATTCGTACCCGCCGAAGTAGTCAATATTCCGCGTTCACTGGCCAATATGGCCACGGTCCCTGAATCAAAATGGTCGGAATTTGAGCTTCAGTCAGTTTGCGTGGACCACCTTCGGGAAGTCCGACCAGACCTGCTCATGTTCAGCATCCCCGTGGAGCTGGCGCACAAATCATGGGCGCACCACTTGAAATCGGGCGTGGTGGCTGGGATTTCGGACTGCTGCATCATGGGGCCAAACGGCTCCACTACATGGGTCGAATTCAAAATCAAGACAAACACTCTCCGGGATTCCCAAGCCTCGTTCTGGGACACGTGTGTGCGTTTGGGGCACACTTATCGTGTCTGTTACACGCTGGCCGAGTTCCAGACGCTCATGGTTACGCTTGAATGAGAAAGGCCCCCTCAGTTAGTAACTGAGGGGGCCTTTCTTATGGAACGCAATAAAGAAATCAACACCTCCATATGGTCTGTCTTTTAAAAAGTTTGCTGCTTGCACTCTTTTATTTTTTTTGGCGCAATCATAAAAGAACCGTAAATATCCACTGGCTAAATTCGTTTCAATCACACCTAAACCTATCTGCAATCATGACAAAGGGACAAAAACGCGAACTCAATTTCCGCAACGCTATGACAAGAGATTTGTATCAACTTCGTGTTCAGGGCATCATTACCCAGCAAACGTACGAGGTCTCAATCAACAGCCTTCAGTACATTCACATTCGTAAAAACCAAGGGAGAGAGGCCAGTAGGTAAGGAGCCAAAGGGGCAGAAAAGGGATGTATACAAGATGTTACAATTTTGAAGTACTACAGCTTGGAACTGAAAACCAATATTTCACTTCATTACACACAGAGGCCTGTAATCCTTCCCGTAATATGGCTTACCTTACAGCCAAGTTTCAAAAATCCTAAATCACTCTACCCCTTGTTTCATGAAAAAAAACATTACCTTTTTTTGCTTAGCGCTTATTTTCACGAGTTGTTCAACTGACAAGAAAAAGTCATTAACGACTGAGCAGACAAAAGCAGATTCCACAGCCACAACTCTTGCTGAAGGGCGTAGCATGGTGGCCAAATCAACTGCCCTTCTGGATTCAATGGATGGGGCTAAAACACTTACTTCGGAGCAAATCAACGCAGCAGACGAACAAGCCAACGCGGAGGAGCCGGCATCATCAAGTGATATTGTGGGTGAATACGACATTCACCCCAAAAACAACCATACTTACGACCCCATTAAAATTGAGAAGGAGTACGATGACTACTATGTTTCAGAGGGCTACAAAGGGCGCTGGACACCCCGAAAGCGCCTAATTGATATGGATGTAGAGCAGGTTGAGAGCAAATTCGGCAGAAGCGCTAACCAATTCCTAGAGATGGCCATGGTTTCAGAAGGCGGAATGTCCATTAGTATCTATAAAGTAAAGAAAGGCATGCATTATGATGGTCAAGTATTTAAAACGGATATGATGGTAGACATGAACAATTATGAAGGTATCCATCCGCTTTACAAAAAAGACAAATAGCGCTTCATCTAGTAATGAGGCAAGCCAATTCATGGTTTTACTACATCTTGTAGACATTGGTCTTTTGTGGCATAGCCTCATTATTTGAACGCATTCGAAGCCATCTACTCATATTTCTCTGTTTATAAACATTTTTTGTCATGCGCCTTTTTCTCGCCTTATCATTAGGCTCTATACTCTCCGCTCTTCCTTCCCTAGCCCAGACGATTCCAGCTTCAACGCCAGCCTCCGTTGAGCAGACGACGCAAGTAATTACGACACTTCAGACAGAACCCGAAAAGGTGTATACCGAGGTAGACCAAATGCCCGAGCTTCCAAATGGTGGTGGTTCTGCTGCCATTGTATCGGCTATTCAAAAGGCGGCCCAATACCCACCTACAGCGCTACGAAACCAAGTAGAGGGACGAGTTTTTGTCAGTTTCATTGTTAACCCGCTTGGTGATATTACTGTTGTTCGAGTCGTGAGAGGATTAGGCTCCGGTTTGGATGAAGCCACTATTCGTGCGGTTGGCACCTTGCCTAAGTTAAATCCTGGAAAGCAGGAAGGCCGAGCGGTGTATGTTAACTACACCCTGCCCATTGCTTGGCGCATCCACTAAGGGATTCCCAGTTCTTGCTAGGCATTTTTTAATATTTTGTTTGACTTGGTTCTGTTAATAACCCAAAGCCAACCCACGAAAACGCCCCAACCAATGTTGCATTGGTTGGGGCGTTTTCGTTGACCTCCAATCTTTATTTCATCTGTACACTTGCCTTTCTATCGCCGGGCCTTGTGAGGTTTATACGCCATGCTGTGGAGAAAGTCCTAGCTTTTGTAGCGCTAAAGGACAAAAATAATTAATGGTAGCTGGTTCTGAAAAACCCGTTACGACGAGTGGTTTTCGTGGGCCTTTTGAAAGGATACAAAGTCGTTTTACTAGCCAAATCTGACCCCAGTTGCGTCCGGGCTCTCCTGATTGACTAGTAGCTAGGTCACGAAAATGGATGCGATACAGGAGTCCGAAATGATTAGGATTTTTCACTGAAAATAATTGTAAATTATTAAGATTAAAAGGTGCCAACAGGGCTGCTAGCGCGCTATATTCGACATAGTCAAGCAGTTCAAATCATCCCTGCTGGCACCAAAAACCATGGCAAATGCCAAAAAGAACAAGCAAGTCGCAGCACCGGAAATTGCTGCTGAAATCACCACCGCCCCTACGGTTGAGCCAACCGAAATAGAGCAAACGGAGACTGTCGCTGAGGCTGTCGATACTACCGAGGAAGTGGTAGTTGAAAAAGCAAAGCGTGAGCGAAATTACTCCCAAAGTGCGGTGAATACCGAAGATTTAACTCGGATGAACGCACTTAAGGCTGACATCAAGGAGACGCGCAAAATCAACGTCTCCAATCAGACACTCATTGCAGCTGCCTTGGACTGCTTAGCACAAGAAGCCAACATGACCGCCTTCTTAAAGTCGCTGGCCACGACGGCTGCTGACCGCCAACGGATGAAGGATTTGGCCGCTTATGCTGCGTTGAAAGCGAAGCTCGAAGCGCCTGAGGCCACCGAAGCAGTTACCGAAGAAGCCGCCCAAAAAACGACCGAAGCCTAACCAACGCATGAGCCCTTGCCTTCAAAAAGCAAGGGCTCTTTGTGTACTACCAAATCTCCAATGACAATTTGCCTCTATAAGCCCAAGGCCGAGCCCCAGGTGCTCACGCCGGCCGAGTTCTCTGAAAACATCCGCTACGACCGGCTAATGCCCGTCGAGCGCATCGCGAATCTGCTGGAGTGCGACCCCGGCAAAGTGGACGTGCTTGCTTTCGGCAAAGACTACATTTTCTACTCGGTGTTCGACTGCGTGGCCGGGGTCAATCCCATCGGCATGGAAGTTTTCACGGCGCTCACCGGCCATGCGTGCGAAGACGACGAGCCGCTGCGTGGACCGCTGCTGGTGCTCTGCCTCTAATCCTTTTAATAACGAAGCCGCCAGTGCGCTAACACCGGCGGCTTCTAATAACCCTCACCCCTATCAGGAAGCGAAAGCCGCGCAATATACTGCGCCGGCATTGGCTACCGCCTTGCCCATGATACACAAAACCACATTTTTCGATGCCTTCGTGGCCGCCGTTCTCGACGGCCGCACCCCGGAACTGCCCACGGTTGGTAGCAGCCATTTCGTTGTCGGCCAACCGCTTCACCTGGAAAAAGAATTGGCCGACGACACCAAGGCAGCGCGGCTCATGGCCAGCCTTGAGCGTGACGACACCCGATTTTTGTACAGTCGCTCGCCCTACCGACGAATACGCGGCCCGCTCGTCATGTTGCCAATGCTGCTGCATAGCCGAGTAATCGACCTATTCTGTGCCGAGGTATTCGGTAGCATCATCGTTCTGGCCATCTACGGCAACCGGCCCCAGCTTGCTTACGAGTTGGCCGACAGGCTAGCAACGGCCGCCTAAAACAAGAAGCCCACGTCAATGAAGGCGTGGGCTTTTTTGTGCTCTTTCCAATCGAAATTGGCAATAGAAAAATGACCAAAATCGAAACTGGCACCTCTCAAAGCATCAGTATTTGTCGATTTGCAGCACCGCAGCGGAGTCGGTAGCACAGTCCCGAAGTGTACAGTCTGCTGTATGTTACAGTTAGGTTTTGAAAGCAAGTTCACCAAACAGGTACTCGTGGGGTGTCAGATTTGATATGCGTGTGCAGATTATTGCTTACTTTGAGGCCTTAAAAACAATCGCAGCTCGTAACCTGCGAAAGAACCTTTCGATAAATAGCAATTTAATAAATGGACTTTTCAGAATTTGCGAATACACCTGAGTTTGAAGAGCGGTTAGAGATGTTTCGACGTATGGAAGCCCTCAATAAATCCGAAGAGAGGCGGAAAGCAGCCAATGAGGCGGCTGGCATACCCCATTCTTCATACGGAGCGCCTGGGCTTGATGCCATATTCGACGAACAGGATTGGATAAATATCGGGATACCTCTAGGAATTAAACAAGCAGATTGGCCAACTTATAAGAGACAGCAGCTATTTCTTGAGTTCCAACCCTTCGACAGCCTGGAAGAAATATTAAAAGAATGGCCTCAAAGCACTACCACATTTAGTGAGGTCAAATTTGTTAAGCCTAGTAATTTGGCTGATTGGCAATCTACTCTCTACCGGTGTGCCACAATGGTGAAAGTATTCAAGACGCTTGACCAGCACATGGCCGCAAATACTCACCAGTACAACTTTATTTACGAGTGCAAAACCCTTTTCAAAAGCACCACCCACGTTTTCGGGTACGACCCAAAAAACTTTGCTTTTGTAATAAGAACCGGACTCGGCAGTAGTGGGCAGGTAATTAAAAACAAATCTGTGCCCTTTTATAAGCAGGTAAATAACCAGCTACAGGGTTTGATAAACGAAATGAAAAAAGAGTTGCCCAAGGCCCATTTTGACCAAGTGTTTGCGCTGTATACACTAATTAAAGATAAAAAAAGAGCGTAATGACCCGCTTAAGGCCAGAGCAGACCCGTTGAAGTCTTTGGCAATAATGCTCGGACGTGCTGGTTTTAAATATCGGTCCTCTAGCAAATAGTTTGCGACGTGCGCGGTCTGGGTTGGACCGGGCATTAACAACCACCATCGATGCTTCATTTTGAAGTAGAGTACCGAAACGAATTTAATCTTTCATAATATGCCCATTTTAAAAACAGGTAGGGAAGTACAGCTTGCTGGGGTATACAGTAGAGAAACATATGCACATCCTGACTGGAATTCATTAGAAATAAATGGCCCTAATCAATCCATAAGCAAGGAAATTCTGGATTCTTGCAGAAACATATTTGGTCGCACAACAGCTTATTACTGCAATATTTCAAATGACTTTGACTTAGTGCAAAATCGTTTACCGCCTTATTTTAGCTCGTTTTGGTTGCTAAGTTCCGGTATAACGGATGGTGACTCATCAGAATTAGCAGTTACCATATTTCACAACAAATACCGCATCCTATTAACTTATGATAACCTTCTGACGGAATTAAATGAGTTGGACTGGGATTCTCTTGCTCGAGAAACTTTTTGGTAATAAAAAAATGGATTGCTGCACATGATAGACTTGATTTCAATTTTCAGTTAAGCGCAGCAGGTTAGAGTATCGATTGAGATGGTATTTCGTGAAAGTTTGCAAACTTTCACGAAATACCATCCCAGTACAAGCTCACCATGCTACCATTATCTGTGTTACTTCTGTACCTAGTCCCCAATCTGGGGTAGGTTCAAGCCCATGTCCTTGATGACCTCGAACATCAACTTGCGGGCAAGGACGCGATGATTTCCAGTAGGAACGACTGGTTCTACCAGGGCAAAAGTTGGTATTCTTTTGGCATTGGCTACAAGTTCGCGGACAAGTAATATCAAAAAACGGCTCCAGGCGTTAGCGCCTGGAGCCGTTCTAATCTAGTGCATGTCAAAAGGTGGGCCTGATTAAAGACCTTCGTCCTTGGTAACGAGTTTGGGCAGGCCGAGCATTTCGAGGGTGCCGTAGAACAGCTGCTTGATGCGTGCCCGGTCTTTCGGCCGGCAGATAAAAGAGTCGTGAATGGTCACGAATTCCCCCACGTTGGGGTCGGCTACTGCTTCGACGGCTACGCGGTCAATCAGGATGCGGGCTTCCAACCGCTGCATCAGGAAGGGCAGCATGTTCTCCTTGTTCTCGCATACTTGCTGGCTGTACAAACGGCCACTTGCCGCCTTTTTTGTCTTCCAGATGATGGTCATCTGCTCGCCGTCGTTCAGTTCGCCACACACGGCCACCAGATTCGGCAGCAGCGGCAGGAGCTTCTTTTTTAGCGTCAGTCCTTCTTTCGAGCCGGAGAACAGGCAGCGGAACAGCGACTGCTTGGCTTCGGCCTCACTGATTCCCAGCTCACCGGCTACCCAGGCGTAGAGCTGGCCTGCCAGCGCGTATTGGCAAAACAACCGCACGTCTTCGTGAGCAACGTATGCCGCCTGTAGCGTGGCAATAGCATTGGCCACCTGCGTGGGATTGTCCTGCGCTTTCTCGGTAAGGATGGGCAGGACGTTGGCCGTCATCAAGCAGGCCAGCAACGCGAACTGACTGTTCCGAATATCGATGTTGACGCAGGACTCGCCGGCAATGCGAATAGCGGGGCGCAACACGCTGTTCATGTTGGTAAACGGGCCGTGGAAACGCTCCCCAAACTGGTCGCAAGAATTGCCCTGCCACGGCATTTCGACAATGCCATTCAGCTGTACCCACTTGCGGCCCACGGTCACGTTGTCGATGTACACGACGCCATCTAGCACCGTCACCAGCTTCTTGCCGTTCACCACCACGTCGCCTTCTGCGTACTTGTGGGCTTTGTACAGGCCGTCGAGGATGCTTTTCGCGTGAACCAGGTCGTACTGGCGGCAAACCGCGTCGGACATTTCCAGCACTCGCCTCCGGGCCTCCTGCACCAGCTCTTTTTTGCGCTTGCTGTCTTCGCGCTGCCAGATGTTGAAAATTGCCTTCATGTCGAGAAATTGCTCTTGCTTCCATTCATTGGTGCCCTCGCCCAGCAGGTCGAGGCGTACGCGGTACGCCTTTGAAATGCCGTAGTCCCCGTCGTGCTTTTTGGTCTTGTAAGAGCCGCTGTTGCTCAACTCCTCCTGGCCCGTGATGTCGCGCAGCTTCCACACCTGAAGGATGTTCGCGGCAATGAGCGCATCGAGGACGGCCTTGTATGGGTTGCCGAAGTTGGCCTTGAGGTCGGCACCGTACAGCGCCACGTAACCGCCCTTCATTTTGGCATCTCCCCACGGGTCATTTTCGTGGTTCATCCAGCGCTTCGAGATGTAAGTCAACATGTCGAGGCCTAGGTCTTGGTATTGGCCCGCTAAGGCGGCCAACACTTCTTCTTTGCTACAGTTGCCCGGTATCCAGGCCGAGCAGTGGATGCCGTCGGGTAGACGTTTCATCCACGAGGGTTTGTAGTATTTAACGGGCATTTACATAAGGGTCGATGTTGTAGTGCGCAGCGATGATGCGCGTGAGGGTGGCGGAGACGTTGCCGTCTCCTTTTAGCAGCTCGTGCAGCAGTTGGGGGATGCTACAGGAAATCTTGACTGCGGGGGTGGTGTAGAGGGGTGGGCGGTGGGCTGGTCGTGGGTTCATTCCTATGATATTGATTCCTAATTTTAGTAATCCACTATGGATGAGTTATATACCACCTAACTAGGCCTCTGTTTGGCCATCATGGCTGCAACATTTCCACGCAGGGCTGCAACTTTCCACTATTACCAAAAAGAGGAATCAATATGGTAGGAATGCTCCCTCGGCAGGCCAGCGCCGGTACAATCCCTTGGCCCTGGAGCCTGAGCGTGGGCCCGGCGCCAGCAGGGGCCCCTTGAGCGACGGCGAGCCGAACGTTTACAGCACAGTTCCACCTCCGCCCATTTTATGTGCTGAGCCTGCGTTATTCCCGGGCCGGTTGGATTTGGTCGAGTAAGAACCGGCGAAAGTTCTTACTCGAAACGGCCTGCGCTTGGCGGCGGCCGGCCCTCGACGTGGCGAGGGGCTTTATTCTAAGTGCAGCCCGTGAATGGCGGCACTAATGTGGGTAGAGGGAGAAAAAGGAGCGATTAGTCTAAGAAACGCCACGTCTCCCCTTTAAGCACATTGTAAATGGTAGACCGGCTTTTTCCCACTTCGCGGGCTATTTCCCCAATTGAAACGCCGGCAGCAAACCATTCTTTAATTAACCGAACCTCGTCGGGTGTCAAAAAACGTCCGGTCGCGTAGCCTGGTGCGCCTAGCTCCTGAAGCTTTTGGGTCCTTTCTATCAACCGTTCTGTGATTGATGATTTATGCAACCACACTAGGTTGCTCGCCCGGTTGTCCATCCGGTTACCATTTTTATGGCCGACCTGATTTTTGAAAATCGGCTCGTCATTAAAGATAAACGCGAGCGCGACCACGATATGCACTGCGGCCGTATAGTTAACGCCGTTACGCACAAGTCTGACCACAAATGTTTTAGTCGCAGACTTCATGCGAGCCGCTAAACAATCAGCAGCTACGCAAAAAACCAAACCTTGGTCAGAGACAAGGTAACGGGTTTCGTAGCCCGGAATGTACTTCCAGCGCTGGCCGGGCCAACGTTTATTGAGGTTGCGTAAAAGGGCAGCGGGAACAGGTATTGTGATGGTTTTCATGAGTAAAAGAGTGATTGTGTTGATGCACCTGCGAACGCAGCATGCTTTTGTTAAAAAAGGGATATTTGAGTTGGAGCTTAAAAGCTTCAAGCCCGGTTTAAATCAGCCATTCAATGGCGCTCTTATTGATGGCAAGCAAACGTGGCGTGTTCACCGGCAGAATATGCAAACCCGCAGGATGTATGGGCGTGTCAACGGCTGTCTCCACGTCCCATCCAAGCATGTTGATGCGCGTCTTAATTTGCTTTAGCAAAAACCGGCCGTAGTCTGGGTACACCCGTTCAACAAGTTCCAGTAGCAAGACCCACTCGCCCTTGTATTTCACGTACTGCGCATTGGCATTCGCACGCCGTTGTTTTTCGCGTGATACCCAATGGCAGTTGCCAGGACCGTAAGGCAAGCGTTTGTTTATTCTGACCAGCAGCAAACCCAGTTGGTAGCCGTTTGCCAGCGACCATTCCACAAAAGGACTGGCGCTAGACCACTCGGGGCTAAAAGTTATCCCACGCCCGCCGTAGTGCTTATAGCCCGGCTCATTGGGGTTTGTGGTTCTACTCCAAAAAGAATAATACCAATTCAAGAGGGTGCCCTTGCGAATCCCATCTTCCTGGCGGTCACACCGCCGCCGTGTCGCTTTTATGCGAGTTACCCCCGGGGGCCGTTTGCTATTACGCACAATGGGCATGGTAACGGCAGATTCTGCATCCCACCCTAAATAGCTGACGCGCTTTTTTATAGTCGCGAGCATTTGCTTGGAGTAGCCGGGGTGAAAACGGTCGACCAATGACACCAGCGTGACCTGCTCGCCTTTGTATTCCACGTACTGTGGAGTTGCGCAGCCGGTGCGTCTGGATTCCTTTGCTGAAACCCATTTGCAGTTGTCCGGGCCAAAAGGCAAACCCTTGTCCAGTCGCACCAAATGGTACCCTGCTTGGAACCCGTTGGCCCACGCCCAGACGACAAAAGAGCGGCTATTGCCATCTTTTGTCGTCCACTCTGGGCTGATAGTGACCCCACGGCCGCCGTAGTACTTATAGCCGGGGTCTTTGGGTTTGTAGCAGCGGGCCTTTATTGTAGAAAAGACACTGCGCAGTTTTACGCTCAGCTTTTTTACGTCAATCTCTTGGTTTTCAATAAACATAGGCTTAGTGCTCAGTGCGATGAGCGGCGTCTAGTTGAATTTATTACGGCTGATTTTGGGCAAAGCGATGCCCATCCGCACCTCGAAAGGCCGGTTGACTTTGCCTGTGCGGGTTAGGCAGTTGGCAGGTTTTTATCCGTTATTCACTACACGGATGGTAGGGTCTGAAAGGGAGATGCGCCCAGTATTGGGGTGGCATTAGTGGTGCGTAACCTAAAAAGGCCCCCATTACAGGATACCCGCTCCCCAGCGGGCACACGCAAACGCATTTCAATTATGTGTCGGCCATTACGGGTACCCTCACGATTGAGGGCTGGACACGGCATAGTGGGGCGCTAACCCTAAAAGAGCATTACTTAATTATCAAGAAATGAATGAGGTGGGTGGCAGCAAAAAGGGCGGGGCGGCGGGGGGTGCAGGGTTCATAACCTCCACTACACTCCCATAAAAACTACCCTACATTCTCTTTTTCTTCATTTACTACCGATTGATTATGATGCAAAACAAAAGCCTAGGATTCGGCCCTCCTAGGCTTTAATTTTGTTTCATATTCTCGCTAATACCGAGAGTGTGCACAGTTAAAAAAACAGTTACGTCGCACACTCTTAGACATTTAGCCATCGAAAAGTTCTTGAATGCGTCCAAACGCAAAAATCCCAACCCGTTTTGCGGATTGGGATTTATCTTTTATGACGTAGGATTATGTTGGCGTGGGCTCAAATATTAAACATCTGCTCGCCCTTGTTGCCTGAGTTAATGGATACCGAACGGACCCGTTCGCCTCTTTCCAGCCCACGTTTGTTGTGGAGTTGATTGAAGCCTTCCGCGAGGCCTCGCTTAAACACCTCCGTAAAATACGCGAAGGCGTTAGCGTACTTCACCGGGTTGAAGCTCTGCCAGTTCGCAAACATTGACATGAGGGCGGTTTGGTGGCAATCGTCGCGGTCTTCCTCTGAGTAATACTGCTTCCTGCGAATTGCGTTCTTGGCCAATGTGACTAACAGCTCCTGCGCCTTACTTGTCAGGCGGCCCTGCCCTTTGGAAATGACGATTTCGATGTAGAGTTGCTTGGCATCTACCGGAAGTTTTGTTAGGTTCAAAGCGTGGGTGGCGATTTCACTTTATACCACCTCGGCAGTTGGTTGGCTGAAGAGTAGCGTTAAAGAGCCATAATATGCTCACTTTTGCGTTATGAACGCCACGCTCTACCTCCCCCATCAGCCGCCGCAGCCAGTTCCCGCCGATGGCCTGGCCATGCCCGACCCGGCCACCGGGCTCGTGGGGGTGCCGGCGGCGGTACCTATACTATTAGAGTGCGCAGCCGAACTGGTGGACGTGCTGGCCAGCGGGCCGGGCTTCGTGGCCTACTTGATATTCGACTGCGAGGGCGAAGTGAACCCGGCCGCGATGGCAGCTGTGGGCGAGCTGGCGGGAGTGGGCTTCGAATTGGATGACGAAGACGCGGTGCTGCGCGGGCCGGTGCTGGTAATTCGATGATGAATACAGCGCTAGGCGATTAAAAGTGGAAACGCCACCATATAATTATGGTGGCGTTTTGTTACCAGTTAGTGAGTGCGTTCTAAGCTAATTCAAACGAAATCGATGTTTGACTGGCCTTTGCTTTGGCCTTTGCCTCCTTAGCTTTCTGCTTGGCATAGGTCATGATGCACCTACCCACGTATTCGCCGAGTTTAACAGGCACGGCGTTACCGAGCATCTGCTCGATTGAACCTTTGGTAGCCTTAAAGACGAAGTCTGTGGGGAAGGTTTGAATGAGTGCGCGCTCGGCAGTCGTTAGGGGCCGGACGTTATTCAAGTTTTGCGTTATGTCGCCTGCGTGTGGCTGGTAGTTGGGCGGGATTGGTCGGTTGACACCCCGAATCGTTGGGCTTGGCTCATCAATACTAAAGATACCCCGACGGGCATAGCTGCGCGGGTGCCGATAGTAAGTATCGCTGGGCATAGGTAGGTTTTGCGCAGTGAAATACTGACGTATGGTCAGTTCGTCCTGGCTTTGCCCCTGTTCCAACATTTCGCGCAGGAAGTCATCCTGTTCACCGAGGCGACCTATTAGAAAGTACCGCTTGCGCTTCTGAGGCACGCCGCAGTAGCTGGCATCTAATACGGTCGCCGTAAGGCCATAGCCGGCCTCACGGTACATCTGGATAGCCTGCTTGAGCACCCGTTGGCTTTTAAGGATTCGCTCAACGTTCTCCATGATGAACCACTCGGGCCTCACTTCGGTAACAATCCTAGCGTAGGCTACCGTCAGGTCGGCCCGGCCACCATCTTCATTGCGGGCACCAGCACTAGAAAAATCCTGACAAGGTGGCCCACCAGCTATGAGTTGCGGCCGGTGTCTACTAAATTCTTTAGCGCTAACGTCACCAGAAAGGTCAGTATCGAATATAGGATGGGTAAAATTGTCTTTGTAAACGCTAACAGCTTTGTCCCAGTGCTCGTAGGCCGCAACCACTTTAAAACCAGCATTTTCAAGCCCTCTGGAAAGGCCACCGCAGCCGGCAAACAGGTCAATCGCTCTCATTCCGTCCTCTTTTTTTTTTCTTGCTCTTCAAAAAGCCCTATCGAAGATACAAGTACGGCATCAAAACGGCGCTCTGGGGAAAGGAATTCCTCGCCTCCGTTCAGAATGATTTCCTTGATTTGGTCCCGACGAACGCGAGGGGTACGCAACTCAGCGCAATCCATAATCGGATTTGTCACTCGCCCTGACACAGAAAACGCTTTATCGTTTTTGGTTTTATAACTCAGCGCGTTCTGGATTGCGTGCGGGTTGAATTTGCCGTGTTGTGCATATTCGTGCAGCATGAAGAAAAGCTGGATGACGGCCCGAGTTGGCCGGTCAATGTCCTTCGTTATGGTTGCGGGCGTTGTATAGGCATTTGCCAAGAACAACCGAGTAAAAGCTAAATCGCTCCACACAAATACGTCCAAGCAGTTTTCCGCCAGTTTTGCTCTTTTGCCCATTGTCTTCCAAATAGGCTGTATGAGAGTCGGGCGTTGGTTGTCGATATTGTCTGCAATAATCGCGTGTATGATTTCTCCAATTTTTGGCAGTATCGTGTTCACCTGCGCCGGCTCCCGGTAATTGTTAAAAGCGCCGAAGCTGCCGCTCCTACCAAAGAAACGCATTAGCCGAGGAAGGTCGTGCTGGTAAGTCTTTGCGATACTGCAAGCGAGAAAAATCAAGCTGGGCATCCGTATCACCAGTTCACTTCCCCAGTACTGCTCGTCGAGTGCGTGGGTGGCATCATCGGGTACTACTGTTAGCTTTATCTCGAAGCCCGATAGTACGTCTTGCGTTTCGTGGTCGAGTACTTTAAGGTCAACTTTAGGCGTTTGCCCAGAAGTGACAAACCCCGCATAAGGGCTGTAAGGTGCTTCGTAGTCCAAGTATGCCTCTTTATTCGACAGGTTCAGCCCAAACAACTCAGATGTGGTAATTGCCGACTTTTCGACGGTGCGAAGGTCACTGCCGAGCTTTAAGTAAACCAATGGCAACCCCTGGTTTTCCATGTAAAGCGCAAGCGCGGTCGGGAACGACGAGTTGAATTTGTTCTTGCTCCAAGATGCCTTCTTTTGGAAGTCCCGCTTACTATGCTTGATATTAAAAAGACCCGGTTTGGGATTGGGTGGGGTTTCGTTGAGTGGGGTAGAAACAAAATCAGGCATAGTGATAAGGGTGATTGTTACAAGCAGTTTTAGCCGCTCATAAATCTGGTGAAAGGAATGTGTGGAACAAATATTAGGCGCGTTTTCATAAAAAGCTAATTCTTAAAGTGTGGTGAACGTCAGTTAAAAGAATCTATCACAGTTTTTCGGTAATTATGCGTCACGATGCCGACCGACCACTACGCCTTCCGCGCCATGCAGCTTGATGAGCAGATTTACACCGTGGTCAACGAGGGCGACTACTTCGCCCGGCGGTACGAGGAAGGCGACTTCGGTAAGGCAGCGAACGGCGTGAACCTCTACCACATGGGCACTTACTTTGCTGAGGTGTTCTACGACTACGACCTTAACAAAATCGTGAGCACCCGCACTTTCACCAACGCTAAGTGCCTGGAGGACTACGCCGCCTACATCAAGCTTACTGACCTAGATTTAGGCTCCTGAACTTCTTTTCTGATTTATTAATCCATTTAGTATGAGTGGCCAAAAAAGTACAATTGATTTGAGCAGGAGTAACATAATCCTTTTACTCATTGGTCAACTGGTTTTCTTCGTGTTAAGTAGCACGGCGTATTACAGTGCATGCGGATTATTCTTTGTAGCCGCAATGTGGTGGGGGTTGAGCGATACAAGAAATAATGGAAGTTCACTCAACACGATTATGATATACTTTTTTGGTATGCTCATGGTCGTAGTTTTTGTAGGAAGCATGGTTACCACTATGATGGACTAGCCTTTCTGGGCAATTAGTGGTTCAGTTCCTTGGTCTTGTTCACGAGGTGGCTTCCGGTGACGGCCATATAAGCACCGAGCACTTTAGCGTCGGTGCTGCCAATCATCTCCAGGATTTCAGGCACCGAGAAGCCTTGCGTGAATGCGTTGGTGATGAAGCTCCGACGGCCGCAGTGCGCCGAGAGCAGCTTCCATTTGGGCTCGTGGAACGCCACTGCTTCTTTCAGCTTGTAGCGGTAGTAGTAGACTTCATCGTCTATACCAAGCTTTTGGGCCATTGCCTTAATGCCCTCGTTCATGTTTTGCAGCGTCACGATGTTCAGGTCGCCATTATAGCGGTCCAGGATGGCCCGAATACGCTCGTTCATCGGCACCTTGGCATTGCCGCGGTTCTTCTGCGTGAGGATGGTGAGCAAGCCGTTTTGCACCACCATCTGCTTGCTGCGCACAATGTCGCTCCACCGGAAGCCGGTAAGGCAGCTGAACACGAACACGTCGCGGTACTTCTGCATCTGCGGGGTCAGGCCGTCGGCGTGCCAATACAGGTCGATTTCGTCCTGCGTGAGGTAGACGATTTCCTTTTCCTCGTGGTACACTTTCCACTTCCGGTACGCCTGATGTGGGTGAATGGCGTGCTCTACCTCACTCCACCGAAGGAACGATTTCAACTCCTTGACACGCTTGCCGAAGACGTTGTTATAGCCGCCGCGCTCGTCCAAGAAATACTTTGCTAATTGGCCATACATCGCGCCGTCCATCTTGTCAAAAGTCAATTGCTTGCCGTACCATAATTGGAACTCAATAAGGATACGGGCAAACAGGTTCTTGTCTTTTTTGGTAGAGGCCGCATCGTGTACGGAGCCCTTAGAGTAGAGCATCAATAGCTCTTGGAAGCGGTCTTTTTCGGTGCTTACAATCGTAACCTTCCTACTTACTTTCGTAACAGGCGCGGCAGGTGCGACTACCGTAGCCGGTGCTGGCACTGCAATAGGCGGCGCTGCGACAACACCGTTGAGCACGTCCCTAACCTTTTCTATTGTAGGTTCTTGCCCCAAAAGCAGCAGTTTGCGGGCCGCCGTCATTATGGTGGCTTTCCGTTGGTCGATGATGGCGTTCATCAGGTTACAGTCATCGTGGGACCGCCGCACGGCACCCGCGTCCTGGTCGAAGTGCTCGGGCAGCACGGTCAAGCCCGTTCGTATCGCGAAGTAGGCGTGTTGGTGGGTGTAGCGGACGCTGATGGAGCATTCGCGGGTGCGTGCCGGTGGGCGTATATAAGCGCTAGTTTTCATTGAATTATCCTATTTAGTACAACTCGAAGATAGGCGCTTATTTTGACTCTTTAAGCACAGAATAGCCTTTTTTTGCGCGGCAAATTGTGCTGCTTTTCGTATCGCATTGGAGCAGTCAGAAGGCTAGAAACAGCCCAGAAAGGCACTATTCGAACGAAATCGAGTCCCGTCCAGACCGCTACCGTTTGCAAAAAAGGCCATTTCCTCCTCGGAAATGGCCTTTTTGTTTTCACTAATTAATTCCAACGCGTAATTTCTTGTCGGCTTGTTTAGGCCACTACCCGCCCATCAACGAGTGTATTTCGAGGAAGTGCCAGCCCCAGCGCAGTAGCACAACGCTACCCCAAGCGACCAGCGCAAAAACCACTACAAAAAACAGCAGCAAAAGCACCACCAGGCCCCGGCCGCTGCCGCCGTGCCGGCCTTCGGCGTAGTGGCGGCGTAGCAGCGCTACGTTGCGTTCGTTGCTTTTGTAGGCGAAATCGAATACGTTGCCAAGAATGGGAATGCCGCCTACAACCGTATCAATCAAAATATTAATGGCCATGCGCACTACGACTGCGCCACTGGCCCCGTGACGAAGCATAGTGAGCAGAAGCGCCACCGACACAGCCGTGGTCGAAAGGTCGCCCACGATGGGCAGTAGGCCCAGCAACGGGTCGAGGCCGAAGCGAAAGCGGGTGCCGGGCAGCTGAAACTGACTGTCCATGAGGTGAGCAATGCGCTCGACCCAGCGCAGCCGCTCGTCGGTGTCGTAGGTGGCGGGAGAAACGGATGCGGGGCGGAAGGGCATAATTACCGGAGTTTAGGCCATCATACGGCTTCAGGGAACCAGGCAACTAGGTTCGGGCCGGGTACAACGCTTTTCGCACGGCCTTGTGGGTAGCTTTGCGCAATTCTATCGGCATTTCTATGAGCACTCCAGATACGCCCGCCACCCCGGGTTTCGACCGCGCCCGGGCCGGCCTCTGGGCCAGCCTGCAAAAGCACTTGGCTCCGCTTTACGCGGCCGAAACAGCCTTTTCAAAAGCATCGGACTTTGCCACCGATTTTCCGTTTTCGGTGGGCGATGTGCCGGCGATGGCGCTGGCCGAATACTGGCGCAGCCGCTACACCCTGCGCGACCTCTACACCGACGAAACGGCCCAGCTCGATACGCTCACCAAAGCAATTCGGACCAAGGGCTATTCGGAAGCAGAGAAAAAACAGCTATATCTGCTGCTGCTGGGCTATTTCGATATCGCCGCTTCCATCTTTAGCCTGCTCGAAACCCATATACCCCGGCCCCTGCCACCCGATGAGGAGTGGGCCGAAACCGATGCTCGATTCGACCGAATCCGGAAGTTTGCGCGGCTTAACGTGAAGGGTATTACTGGCCTGCTCACGCTGCCCGGATAG